TCTCTCCAACGGATTCAAATTTCGAAACAGTCATACGATGTTTAATGGATCGCATAACTACATCTACTTGGCTATTGCCGAATCACCATTCAAAACATCTAACGCGAGGTAATTATGTGGTATAGCGAAACATTTGGAACAATTAAAACGCCTCGCGCTTTGACGGTTGATGGCGTACAACACCCTGCCAACATTTTTAGAGCATGGTCTAAAGCAGAACTGCTTGGTATTGGCATTGCTCCTGCGCGGGTAGAAGTGCCTGACAGTCGGTATTACAACACTGGTGCGGAGTCCTACACCTTCACTGACGGCGAGTGGGTTATCTCCTACGCGACTACAGAGAAAGATGTGGCTGACTTAAAGAAAGAACTTATCGAAAAGATCAAAGCCAATGTCGGATCGTTGCTTTCTTCTTCTGATTGGATGGTTATGAGGGCGGCAGACGGTGGTACGGCTATGCCAGAAGCATGGACAACGTACCGCAGTGAAGTGCGCGCTCACGGTAACAGCCTTGAAAATGGTGTTGAAGCCTTTGCATCTGTGCAAGCGGTAAAGAACTTTCAGAACCATGAGGTGCAAGAGGAGCGCAAAGTTTCTACCTATGACGATGCAGGTGTTGAAACGATTGGGCCGGAGACTGAGACAGTCAATCGTACCGTAGACAAAACTTATTGGGGCTGGCCGGAAGCACCTGACGCAGAGGCTGATCCGTATCACGTTAGGTATATTTAATGGCGTTAATTAATATAGATAATGTCGGGCAAGTTGGTATAGTAAAGGAGACAAGTTCTTGGAACCTGCCTCCTAATGTCTGGTCGGATGGTAACAATGTAACGACAGAAGAAAACTCTATCAAGAAGTGTCCGGGTTATTCGGAGGTTATGGCTACTTGCCCTATTGCTCCTTACTATATTACTCAGATAACTCTCGGAACTCCTGAGTTTTGGGTTGTTGGTGGACTTGCGGCTATATACGCTTACGACAATACAGGCTCGTCTACTGCTTTAAACGGCTCTATTAACTCAAGTGTAACCACAGTTACCGTAGACAGCACTTCAGGATTTGAAGATGCTGGCACTATTACAATAGGAACTGAGAACATCACCTATACAGGTAAGTCAAGCACACAGTTCACAGGATGTACAAGAGGTGCAGATAGTACAACAGCGGCATCACATTCAGATGATGTTACTGTAACTAGGTCAACTAAATGGTATAATATTACCAGAACTAGCGGAGCGTATTCTGCCACAGCAGATGAAGGATGGACTTCTACTGTTATTGGCGGCGTTCTTGTTATGACTAATAACTTTGACAATCCTCAGTATTGGGCGCTTACAGATGGCAAGCCTTTGTCAAGCCAGAAGATGCAGGACTTGACTAACTGGCCCAGCCTCACACAGTTGAATGGCGCTATCAATGATGCTGTCACAACCATTACGGTTGACACTACTGAGGACTTTCCTAGCGCGGGAACAATAAACATTGGCTCTGAAAAGATTACATATACTGGTGTAACGTCCACAACTTTTACAGGATGCACCAGAGGAGCCGCAGGAACTACTGCCGCATCACATTCAGATGACGATAATGTAACTATCTCTACTTTATGTAAGTCTATGAGAGCGTTTCGCTCTTTCTTGGTTGCTCTTAACATAACCAAGGATGGTGTAAACTTTCCTAGAGTAGTTAAGTGGAGTACAGAAGCCGCGACTCAGACTCTTCCGACCTCATGGAATGAGACAACGAGTACGGTTGATGCGGGTGAATTTGAACTTGCAGACACCAAGGGAGATATCTTAGACGGTCTACAGTTAAGAGACTCCTTTATGATATATAAGGAAGATGCTGTATACTCTATGACGTTTGTTGGTACGCCGTTTATATTTTCCTTCCGTCAGTTGTCTCCTACTATCGGCGCTATATCAAAGAACTGTGTTGCAGAGTTTGATGGCGGTCATGCTATCTTTGGTAAAGGCAACTTCTATATCAATGATGGGCAGAGGATTAAACCAATCCTCCCAATGAAATTAAAAGATTATGTCTTTCAGTCCATAGATGGAGCGCAAACAAACAAGTGTTTTGTTGTTGCTGATTATGGAAGAACTGAAATACTATTCTGCTTTACTGCTGATGGAGCGGGAACCAATCATCCTAATAAAGCGGTGATATGGAACTATGTTACCAACACGTTCACTATACGAGATATACCTGACTGCGCCCATATGGGATATGGAAACGTAGCAAACCCGACTACATCTACAAGTTGGGCTGGCACTTCTGGAACATGGGAGACTGCCACAGGTCCGTGGACAATGAGTTACGACCTGCAAGATAAGGTTCTATTGTTTGCTGATCCCGGAAACACTAAACTATACAGAGACAGGTCAGGCAATAAAAACGCTACAGCAGATATGACCTCTTACATAGAAAGAACTGGATTAAGTTTGGATGAGCAGGGTAGACCAGATCAGTCCTCTGTCAAACGTATCAGCGCAATCTATCCTAAGATGTCTGTATCCAGTACAAATACTGTAAACGTATATCTTGGTACATCTATGTCTACTGAGGGAGGTTTAACGTGGAACGCTCCTGTTACATTTAATCCTAATACGCAGTCTAAAGTATCTGTTAGAGGAACTGGCAAGTTGTATGCTGTAAAGTTTGAATCTACCGGAGACTTGGAGTGGGAGTTAGACGGTTATTCTTTGGACGTTAAGAATGTTGGTGCTAGAGGATCAAGGTCTTACTAATGGCTACTTATACAGATAGAGTTCAGAAAAGTGTTACATTATATGAGCCGGGTCCAATACCTGAAGAACAGGAAGATTTAGCAACTTATCTGGTTACTGAATTAAAAAGGCTTGGTAATATTATTTATAATCAGGCCGCTTTTAGGCTTGAGAGATTGCATGAAGAACCGCAACGCCCTAGGGCTGGAGACATTAGATACGCTGATGGCACTGATTGGAATCCCGGCAGTGGTGAAGGCGTATACTTATTTGACGGAACATCATGGACAAAGTTCTAGAGTCTGTTCACAGACCTATCGACAAAGACAATCCTACACTTCTTATTGTAAACTCAGATGATGTAGAGTATGTATGGCATGAAGTACAGCCGTTAATAGATAAAGCACTCGCTCACGCTGAAGGAGAATTATTCTCAGAAGATGTACTGCAAAGAATCTTTGACGAAACTCAAACCCTATGGGTAGGAATGAAAGACGGAGAGATATTCTGCTCTGGCGTTACAGAAATCATTACATACCCAAGGAAACGAGTCTTAAGAATAATTACCTTTGCTACCAAAAGCGGCCACGACTACGAGCATTGGAAAGATTTTGTAGAAGTAATTGAAGGATTTGGTGTAAGACATGGATGCTCTGCTATAGAGGCTTGGACAAGAAAAGGTCTTGCAAAAAAATTAAAGTGGGATAACGAATACTCAGTAATAACAAAGGATATAAAAAGCAAATGGCAGTAAGAACACCTATACCAATATCACAGCCTTTGGCTCCGGGTTTA